AGAAGCAGAAATGTTTTTTGATGTCAAAAACGGATTTAAACTTATTGAAGAAAACCTCGACAACCCTGGCTTGCTAACGGGAAGAATAATTAGCGAAGAATCTCCCCATAAGCCGGGCGAAGTGCGTGATGGGAATGGCGAAATTCTGACCAGGAAGGGAAAAGAAAAGAGCCGCGTCATAGTTCAGGTATCGAAAGGGGACAGAGGGCTTTTCGGAACACGAGAAACTCCACTTGGCGAAGAGGGTTTGCTGACCATCCCACCTGGGAAGTTGAGGGTCGTAGACACAAGACCCGACGGAACCATTGTTGTCAGAGTCCAGGAACAAGACAACGTTATCGATGTGCTCGACAGAGTCTCGTTCTCGATTGGGGAAGAGGGTCCTGGTGCTTCCCAAAACGCCAAGGGAACGAAAAAGAAGATTGACAGAGTATCTAATAAATACGTTGCAAAACGCAGGGAAAATGGCATGCCATCTACTGGGTCAAAACCGAAACGAGAAGTGGAAATCGAAGAAAAGAATACAGAAATAAAGCGTGAAGTAATTAAAGCTGGCGGTTCGTTTGGCGAGCCACCGTCCGAGGATTATGTCGCAGAGTTGGTTAAGACTCCCCTCATCCAGCCAGACGAGGCAGACATCAAGCCGGACGAAGTTGACCCTAAAACTGGTCGCGCAATGGCGAAGCTTAAGAGCAACATGACTGTTGATGAGTTGGTTAACAGGAGAGCTGCTGTGTACAGAAGCCTCCTTGACCCAGACTACGCGAATGACCCGAGAGGATTTCAAGGACAAGACAGGGCGACACTAAGGTCGATTGATGAAGAGCTTGGTAAACGTGGCGAAAACATTTCGAGCCTCCCAAAACCTGCGGACTTTGACCCTGACCATAAGCCTGGCTCAAAGAAGAAAGCTCCCTATAAGACTTCGTCAGGTTCCTCGTTCGACCCGACTTCAGGGCGCGAAGTTCTTGGTATTCCGCAGACACGCGAGCAAAGAAAAGAAGTTAGAACAAGTAGAGCGCAAATCGCGATGGGTGACCTAAAGAAGATTCTTGCTGGAGAGAGCCCTACCGAGGTAACGAACGACATGTCAAGAGACTCTCTAGACCCTGCTGTTGCTAACGAAATAGCAAGAAAGTCACCTGAAGCATTGATTAAAGATATCGAAGACGCTGCTTCGGAATTCCATGCCGGTGTAGATAAGCGTCCTCGCGTCAGAATGACGGAGAGCCAACTCACGAAGTTTGCCAACGATGGAGAACTGCTACCAACCGAAACAGATGACATCGTTCTAGAGAGTGGAGCAATTGGAAGAAGACTTGAGAGAAGGCTTAATCCAGCGACTAGGCGTTCCTCTCCTGGTCTTTCTTCCGGAAAAAGAAGCGACTCTCCTCAGACATTCCCCACTGCTGAGTCGAATCTCGCGGAACTGCAAGAACGCTCCGTTAAAGCCAAGGAAAGAGTTGCCAATCTAGAGAAAGCACTTGATGTTCTAGAAAGAACTGGGGAATGGAGGGGCGAAGAATTTGGGGTGGTTATAACCAACCACCCTGATTGGAAAAGGGATATCGGAAAGTTCGATGCAGATACACCACCAGTAAACATAACCAAAGAAGAAATAGAAAAAAGATTTGGAAGTGTAGAGTTTTTGGTGAATTTGGCAGAAGAAAAACTCGATAGGTCTAAAAAAGAAATTGTTCTTGCTGAACATCTTGCAAAAACAAAAGAAGTTCGTGCGCAACAAAATACGCTAGATATTGAAGACATCACTCCGGATGATTTTCAGCTTCTCCTTGATGAGTACGAACAGCTAGCGCCAGAAGATTATGGGAGTTCTGTTGTACATGTCGGTCAATCAGAACTTGATGGAGGTGTATTGGACCCATCCAAGACCACTGGTGGCGAGGAGTTGGGTGCCGTGGGCGGGGTTGGAAATACGGGTGCGTTAAATCAAAACCAAATATCCAATCTAAAAAGAGATAACGACAGACTGAAGGAGTCATTGACGTCTTCCGAATCAATACTGAAGTCCTTCAACGAAGGCGAAAAAACCTACACACCGAAAGACGCGCTTGAAGCAGCGTTTCTCAATAAATTGCTGGACGTCGATACAACCAGTCTGGGTGCGGTCGGATTTAAGGAAGGAATTGCATACGACATAACCCGGATGAGCAGCGCTGGAGCATTGTCTAAGATAAACTCTGAGTTAGAGTCACTTAAACCACAAATAAAGAACAACGAGCAGACCCTCAAAGCGGTACAAGGCGCGGGAAAATTTGGTTTTGTCAGTGCTTATCCGGCATCTGAACCCGTCAATACGGATGGTTACTTTGGTAGAAATGCTGGCTCGGTTATTCCGAAAGATATTGCAACATACAGAACCGAAGTAGAGGCTAAGTTGCGCCAACGCCCACAGTATGACGATGTCAAGGATAGGGAATTCCTGGATAGATGGATGAGGACCCTTAGAGGTTCTGCCTACCTCGTCACCGACACTTCTGTCATATCGAGCGACCTCGGTCCTCGTTCGCTTGGGGAAAAGCAAATACTTGGAAAAGTTAAACCAATATTTAGTGTTTCTGCCCCCAAGGGAGGATACAACCCGCTGACCAGCGAGGATGCAAAACGAAATGAGTGGGGAAAGGCAACCAATGCCCTCATGGCTCGAGCAATACGTTTGGAAAGAGAAGGACGCGAAGTAACGCCCGCTTCAGTCCTCGGTGCTCGTAGAGGAAAACCGCTTAGCGATTCTAATTCCTCATCAGTAAAACTTTCTTCTGGAGCAAGAAGCGACTCTCCTGGGGCGTCCTTGTCATCTGTTTCGGCAGACAGGACAGCAGAAATCCTTTCACGAGCAAAAGAAAAAGGCATTGATATTGATTACTGGGAAAGAGAGCAAATGCCCAAGTTCAATAATGCCAATTGGCTGACCGGAAACGAACAACTTGAAAGAAAAGGTTACGCAGACAAACTGAGGAAAGTCTTTGCCGAAGCGAAAGAGCAAGGAAACGATGAGAAAGCAGAAATACTAAATCAACTATTCAAAGAAGTAAAGAACATGACGCCCGAAGAATTGAATTCGGCTGTCGAAGACGCACTAAAAAGGCTACCGCCGCAGTTTAGCCAACAAGTGTCCGTTCAGGTCAGTGACCCGTTGGGGGTAATCAAACGTGGGAGATACCTAACATCTCACGATGTTGAAGAAAGGAGACAAGCGGGAATAAAGGGTCTTAGCGAACGAAGCGGTTTTGGTACCGAAATGGTCAATCGTTCTCGCAGTAACAAAGAAGCACAATTTCTAAATATTGACCCAAGTGACACTTCCCAAGAGACAAGAGAATTACGACCAGCATCTGGTTTCGTAACATCACGGATGTCCGAGGAAAGACGAGCTAAAAAATTAAAAGATAAATATGGCCCTGATGTTGAAATACAACACCCTTACAGTATCGGCGAGGCAGCAAACAAGGACGGCGGCGATATGACGATGTATGGGACGTCGCGAATCATCTTAAGACCAGAAGTCGCTGAACGTTCACTGCTTTTCAAGGGTGACAGCATCAGCGATACTGGCACACAATCTCCAGCATTAAAACTTTCGACAGCCGATGATAGTCCTTATCGGGATATGTGGTTTAACCCTATATCCATTCTGTACGCTGACAGAACTGGCGACATGAATTCGATTGCTTCTCCTGGGAGCAATCTGCCCAGAGACGGAGACGATGGCAAGAGATACTTAGAAGCAATGATTCTTGGTTCGTTCGATACACCAGATGTTGCGGCCATTGTTGCTTCTCCTGGCGACATGAGGGATGGTTATGGGGAAAACTCACATGTTGGACTCAGTCCTGACGCCCCAATGAATGTTACGTCGATTATTCGAACAGCCGAAAAACGTGACGAATTTAAGGAAAAAGGAATTGACATCGTCATGGATACTCCGGTATTTCCTTTGGACGACGTGGAGCCATTCAATCCAACAATGACTAGACAATGGGTTCAGGAGCAAATTGATAGAACTGACGGTTGGAAATGGAAAGGCGTAACTCTTGATGAAACAATCCCAGACGAATCAACGACACCGTATGAAGCCTGGTTGCGCTACGTAAAAACTAGTAACGGATGGGTTTTTGACCACCCCGACAACAAACCGGGGGACGACATAGGGAATAAAGTCAACCTAGATAACATGGTTGACGCGGAACTCAAGAGAATTGAGTCTGTCAAATCAAAAATTGGTGATTTTGATTCTTCGTCAGGAAAACTTTCATCAGGTGCAAGGGTTTCGCTGAAAAAAAGAAAAATACAACTTCAAAAAGTTAGTGATGCAGAAAAATATTTGAGGAATCTGGATTTGCAAATAGCAGAAGTAGATTTAATTGATTCAGAAACAGGCAAAGAGATAAAGTCGCCAATTTTTTCAGTTGCTGGAAGACCCATGGTCTTAGTTGACGTAAACGGAATAAGAATACCGTTCTATCAGAGCACTGGTAAAGGCGGGAAAGAAAATCCAACAGGTAAATGGTATCCAATTTTTGGTGTTGGAAAATCGGATTTGATATTTGATAGAGAGTTCAAACGATTTATCGATAGAGGAGGATGGTTTAATAAGGGTGACACGTATGAGTCGATAGATAATTACTACGACGTTCCAGAATTTAAGAGAATCGCAACAATACTCAACGATATTGATGACTTAACAAAAATCAATTTCTATGACGTTGGAGTGGTTGCTTCAGAAGGGGAGACTCTTGAACTGCTGAAAAAGAATGGTAGTACTGGCTATGCCAGCAGTAAACTACCAAAAGCAAGAATGTCCGTCAATGATGATTTGTTGAAGGTCATCAATAGAGACCTGACCCCATACTCAACCGTAGGCGATGCTGAACGTTCTGGTGGTCGTCGTTGGGACTATATAAACAGCGTAATTGACAGAATCGAAAAGAATAGAGTCAAACTCGACATTAATTCAGTTTCCGTAGCGGTAGACAAAGACAAGCTATCTGTTTCCAAAGAATCGAATCGCATTAAAAACAGAGACGTACAGCTGACTGTAAAAGACAAAAACGGGGACGCAATAAAGGTATCAATAGAATCAGAATTGGAGACCCGATTTGATGACAGAGAGGTACAGAACGTCACGGTAAGAATGAGGTCAAACGGAACGCAGGTTGGGGTCCTTTACGCAAGAACTGACATTCGCGGAGAGCTCGGCAATCAAGACAAGCTAACCATCTCGGACATACTCGTCCCAGAGGATTACCACCGTCGTGGTCACGGCAGATTAATGCTCTCATTGGCAGAAAAATACAACATCGGTTCAGAAAAAATCAATCACTCATCCAAGTTGAGCGAACTTGGAGAGCTGTTTGCCGGTGGGACTGGTTCTGATTCTGGACGATTGTCCTCTGGAGCGAGAAGCGGTACAAGTAGAACACGGAGAGTCGCAGGTATTGCTGGCGGTCGTGCAACTGGAAGAGTCTTGGACGCAGTTCTAAAGCGCTCAGGAGCAGACGAAGATACCCGCGAACGCGTTAAGTACGGCATGAATATGGCTGGTGCTCTTGCTGCTGGTGGGCCTGCTGGTTTCGCAACAGCGCTTGCTGTGGATGTATCCAGGAGAGCTGGAAGAGAAATCGCAGAGCGAGGTTTAGAGGAAGCTGTTCAAAGAGGAAAGATAACGCAGCAACAAATGGACGTAGCGATGCAGGCTGTAAACAGGGTGGCCCCCAATGGCTTGCCTGACCCAGTTGTCGACAAGCTTGCAGATGCCTGGTCGGTTGCATCTGATTTCATTGACGAGCGAGTAGCGACAGACGAGAACATGCAGAGACTTGATGAATTCGGCGATGTTATCCGTGCCTCAGGGAGCGAATTTGTTACCAACGCTGGCGAGGTTGTCGACTCGGCTCGCGAAAAAATTGGAAAAAGATTCAGGAGAGGCAAAAATAGTAAATCTGCAACTGATTCATTTAGTGGAAGCGACGACAACACCTACGAACCAGCAAAGACAGAGTTTGATGACTTCAGTGACCCATTTAGTTCTGGAAAAAGAGCCGGCCGCTCTGCTGACGCATTCAGGGGTGAATACAACAGCAGGATTGGTATTAGTAAATCAACCCCAAACTCGGCTAAACCTGTCAGCGGTTATGTAGTGCACCGTTCACACAACGAAGAAAAGAAGAGACAAATTGCGGCATCAGGAAAAGGCAATATTGGTAGTGATGCAATATTCGAGATTGGCGATACCGACGTTGTTGGAGACGGACTTACGGCCCTTGGCGAAATTGAAGTGATTCTCAAGCCAGAGGTGTCAGACAGAACTTCATACGGTCGTGGCGAAGCCCTTCAGTCAGCGCACAGGCCTGTTTCGATGAACTCCTCAGATGCTGACGACATTGCTGATGCCCTGTTCAATGCTGACGGCATCTCTTCGAAGGAGCAAAACACAGAAGCCATGCTTCATTTGCTTGGCGCAAAAATGGACAAGAACTTTTCATCGGTTGGTGCTTCACGTGATGAGAACGGGAAGATGTCCCCAGTTGGAATGGTTGACTCCGGAACAAGAGGGCATGAGCCGTTTGAGGCACAAATACTCGGCGGTTTCAAAAAGAACGAAGTAGAAGGTATACATTATCCGTATTCAAAAGTTTCAAAGATTGCAGAATCCGAAGATATATCAGATGTTGTAAGTCAAAACTCAATGAAATCAAAACTTGAAAAGCTTGGATTCACCCCAGAAGAGATTGCATACTTTTACTCAATGTCTGGAGGAAAACCAATAAATACGGCAAGCATGACCAAGCTCAAAGAGTACCGTGCTGCAAAAAAGATAAAAGAACAGTATGAGGGAATGGGTATTGGTTACGTCAAGTTCGCCCACCCACAAGGAATCAATATCGAGAATCCACGTTCATACGACAAAACTGCTAATCAAAACGCACGAGTTGATGAGATACTGAAGAAAGCAATCGACGCCGAAATTGATGCAGAATTAAAGTCAACGCTTGACAGCATCAGAAAAGGCCAACAACTCGATTTGGTGGTCGATTGACATGAAGGCGATACTCGTTGGAACGTTTGATGGCAATAAGGTTTATTACGACATCGAGGCCAAAGCTGGACAGAAGGACGGCGCGATTGTGAGGGGGGACGGTTCTACTGTCAAGATTCATTTTTTCTCGTGGGCTTCAAAAGCTCAAGATTTAAAAAAGATAAGAAACACAAAGTTTCATCGCTCTCTCTGGGATGCGCCTAAAGACCCAACAAAAGGCAAATGGTTCGAAACATTTATCAAGAAGGAAAAAGAAGTCGATGAATCTATTCTTGACGGGATAAATCCATTGTCAACAGTTGGCGAAACAAAAACAAAGATAGAAAAGAAGAACTCTCGCGCTATTGACTTTATGAATAACAAGAGTCTCATTAAAATGATAGATTATAAGGTGGACAATCCCACAGGAAAAGAGCAGTAAGACCATGGATATGAATTTTGATGAGAGCACAATCAAGGCTGACCCTCTTGGCGGTATTATCCCGCAGGAAATAATCTCTGGAGACCTACTTCGTGGTTACGGACCACGGAGGGGCAATCTCGAGCGTCTCTTGCGCTACTGGAGACCAATTATGCGCAAACCAGGCGGGTTCCGCCGTTGCAGAGTAATACTTGCTGACCATCCAGAGCTTTACCCGCTTAATAATATCTGCGCGTGGCTTCACCACGAGACTACTGGTCTCTGGCCAAACGAGGGGTGCCACCACCCAACAATGAAGAATTGCCGTGGAAAACTGAGGAAAGAGAACTGGACGAACATGGAGTTTGCTAGTCAGCTCAGCCGTGCGGCAAAACGAACGGTCAAAAAGTCATTAAGCGACTCACTTAACGAAGAAGATGTATTCTTCCACGAGTTTAAGAGTGCAGATGCAAATAAGCCAAAAGACGTTGTCACCGAGTCAGACGTTCTTCACGCATTTAGTGTACTTAGAGACTTTATCGAAATGGAACCAAAATTCGCCGAATTCCTAAGAGATGAAAATAATTGGGAGATGGAAGGCGAAAATGAGGATGGAGAAACCGTGAAGTACTCAATCCCTGCAGAGCGTAAATCGGCTGAGTGCTGTGGCGGAGAGTATGAGTGAAATTAATGGCTCATTGCCATGCTGTCCAGAACGTAGCGTTGTAGTTGCGCGAATCATAATTGCAGATATTGACGCAAAGAATCTGCACAATATTGCGCGCTCAAAGTTAAAGCTTTCCGAGAATGTTATTTCGTTCAAGGCTCTATCGAAGCGCAATGGAACAGACAGGATTCAAAGAAAGAGCGCGTTTGATTCCGTGGAGATTCAGACAAAAGCATCAAGGATTGGGTCTACTCTCTCCAGTCTTGTTATACCTGGTGACTCTGACCCATTAAAATCACCGGTTCGCTCTGCGGTATACAGAACCCTCACTCCAGGAAAGCCTGGTGGTGTCGGTGGTTCAAAGCCAGGGCAGAATCGTGGCTACAGATGTCCAGAAGGATATCAATACGGTGGAAGATTTACCGACTCACGTCTTTCGACATGTGGGGCAAAACTATTCGACATCCCATCTCCGTTGAGAATGATTGCGGCCGCCCTACTCAGAGCCGCAAGGGGTAGCGCACAACCAAAACCAGTAACAGGAAAACCAATTGCTGGTGGAGACATTCCTGGAAACTTGATTGATTCGCGAAAACCACAGATACCAAAGGTTTCGCTTGATAACCCACGTTCGGCTGCAGAACAAGTAAAAAACATGGTCTCCGAAATAGGTGGGTTTGATGGCAAGGCCAACAGAATGGTTAGAAGAGACGGGTTCGTTCTAGAACCGGTTGTTCCACCGAAGGTACTTAGGGCAATACCGGACAACAGAGACATGGAAGGCGCAACATACATCCTGTCCGCGAAGTCGCCTGCGGACATAGGGAACGACGAACTTGGTCTCCTCTCAAATACAGGAGTCCGCTCATTGGTTTATGTTATGCCGGGTGGTTCTACGTTGACGCTTGAAAAAGCAAGAAAGCTTTCAGTTGGCGAAAGAAGAAAGCTCGGCAGAACGGTAAATACAGCAATTGAGTCCAGTCAAACAAATGACCCTGCGTCACGATTGAAAATGGTTGCAGATGAAACTGGCGACGGAATACGGTACAGCGAAAATTTTATTGGTATAAAAAATCCAAATGAAATAGTAAATGGAAAGCAAAGATGGGCCTTCCAAGCTTTCTCTGGAAAGATGAAGGCCAAGAAACCCGTCGGTGAAAGTGGCACAGTATCTCGCGAGTCATTATCGAATGCGCAAGATGGCAAAAAGATAACATCACTTGATGCGGCAATCGAACACCTCTCCACGGGAGGTTCACTCTCATTGGTTTCACCGGAGATAATGCCAAAACTTCTTGCTGACAGCAAAATAATACAGACAAGAAGGCTTGCAAACAATCAGTCGCTAATCACTGTTGGGGAAAACAAATACTTCCTATACTCATCTCCTGACAAGTATCAACACATCGCAGAACGATTTGCTTCAGACCTACAGCAGCACTTGGGTATGCAGTCACCAGACGTAATTTTTGCATCGAAACCATCAGACAGGAGACCGTATTTGAGGGAAGATGTTGAGACAGCACTGAAAGGTTCGAAATTCAGGCCTGACGTAAAATTCTCAGAACTCAAACCAGAAGATGTTGCGAGAATAATGATTTCTGACTTCTTGACTGACCAAAGAGATAGGCCTAATTCTTCCATATACCCCCTAGAAACACCCGAGGGTATTTCTCCGATGCTCGCTCAAAATACGACATCAGGCTTAATTGAGTTAAGCAAGATAGAGATAGCAAAGCGCACGAGGATGACCGTTGATGAGTTCTATCAAGGAGTAGGTGGTCCTGGCTATTCAGAATATTACAACCAGCTCAAGCAAGACCAACAGATTGCTTATAGAAAATACATTGAATCACTTCTGAAGCGAGCGCGTTCATTTAAGATGAATGAGTTGAGAAGAAGATTCGAGAGAGATGGCCTGTCGTCTGGAGAAAAAACCCACCTTTCAATAATCGAAAAGTTGTTCGAAAACAGACTTGAGACCCTTTCGAATAGCAAGAGAAGCATCGTCGAAATGTTAAAAGGTGGAAAAAATGCCTGAAATACTCATAGTTAAAGATGTAGTGAGAAACACTCCTTTTGCAATTGTTGTGAAAAGTAATGATTCGCTGTCTTTTTACGGTTTTCATGAAATGGGAGCAGAATGGGCAAAAAGTGCAAATTCGAACTTCTCGAATGAATCAGAGATAATCACTCCAGACTGGACTGAAATCACAGCTTTCAAAAAAGTAAGCGAAAATGTAGCAAATTCAATAATTGAAAAAACAGCGTCAAACAAGGTGGAGATGGACATTCTCTCCGAAGAGATTGTTTCGAAGACTTTGAAAAATAACACTGTTTTCTCTGGGCGGACAGTATTTCCAAGAAGCGAGATTATCAAAACAAAATCAGACAAAGCCGACATGGAAGCGAAACCGACCTCACAAATTAACAAAATTGGCTACAGGGCCAAATCCTTTAAAAATTCTTTAAAAAAAACATCCCTCATCATCGAAGCAAAGAATAAAAAAATAGGCATAGATGCCAAATCCGGTCTGTTTGTCGATGGCAGGGCAGAATATGGAAAATCATTTAACTCTGAATCAATTCAGAAAAAAGCAGGTTTTGGGACTTCGCGAAAAATATCAAGATTCATGGATGAAAAAGCTGAATTTGGCTGCAAAACAAACCGCTCGCTTAGAAGAGTTAAATCCATATCCGATAGAGCCGAAAGCGATTCAGCAACAAGAATAGGCAAGGCTTTAGAACAGAAATTCAAGAGGTTCTAAAATGCCTGGTGCTCTAGTAAAAAAGATTGAGGCACTAAGAGTTGCCGAGATGGTTGGCTGCCGAGGCGCACATCAGGACGAAGATGGTAACTGGGCTCCTTGTTCATCGCCGGAGTCACTTAAGAAAATATCGATGCGAGCCGAGAGCGATGACTGGATAAAAAAATCTGCCACACAAAGCTCTGTCGTTGAAGGCAGAATTCCTGTTAAGAAGAAAAAGAAGCGAAGAGATGGTTGGGAAAAACTTCGGGAACGGCCGATACAAGGGATTAATGGTTCTGGCCCTGGAGTAACTTCTGGTCAGAGTCAATTCTCGGCACCACAGGATGTTGGGTCTGGGGTGTCAAGTGGTTCTGCGATTTCTGGTGGTCCGACCATGAACATGTTCGGTGCAAGCATGGCCAAAGCGGCAATGACCGGACCTGAATACATAAGAGATAATGACCCAGACGTATTCAACGACCCTGAATCCGCCCGTGCCCGTTCGCGTCAGATGGGATGCATTGGCATAAGTAGGAGAATCTCGAAAACAGGAAGAGCCGTATGGATGCCATGTACAAATATGAGCGATTATTCTCGTTTGGCTGGCTCAACTTCGCTCGGACGTAGAGGAAGAGCCAATCAGGAAAGAAGTGTAATAAGAACAGTTCTACGAGAAGAGCTGGGAAAACTGAAAAGAAAAAAATCAATCCATCAGGAACTTTCAGAAGATTAATTTAATTATTTACACACTTTTGTTTACAAATAAAGTAGTTCCACTAAAAGGTGTAAATCTCTGTTACTTTATATATCTAGGGCTGGGTGCTTACCTAAGCCAGATTACAAGTTAGTTATCCAACCCTCAATCAATTCTAATAGGAGCAAATCATGTCGCAAGACAATTCAAGATTAAACGAACTGCAAGGTGCACTTCGTGGAAAAATGGCCGACAATAAGGCCATTGCGGATTCATTCCGTGTAGAAGACGGCACAGTTGTCGTTACTTCAGAGCAGAAGACAGCGTTCGACAAGAACATGACAGACATCAAGGAAATCAAGTCCTTGATTGACGGCATGGAGACAATGAACAGCGTTGATTCTTGGGCTTCACAGCCAGCAGAGAGTGTTGCAGGTTCATTCGCTGCAGCAAGTGCAGAAGTTGGACAACTCTCCAGCCGTGAAATCAAGTCAATCGGCGAAATGTTCTTGGACTCAGCTGAATTCAAGACTCTCGCAAACGGCCGTAACGGCGCAAACATGGTTGCACCATGGCAAGTAAAGGCTTCATTCACAGCTGGTAACTACAACGTAAAAGATGTGTACTCAGCACTTCCTGGCACTGACGTAGCAAACAGCCGAATCGGTTCGTTTGGTTCAGTTCAGAGAGATGCAATGGTTACACAGCCAATGCGCACAAAGCGTGTTCGTGACTTGTTCCCAGTTCGCACAACAACTGCTGCTGTTATCGAGTACTTCCGTCAGCTCGGCTTCACCACTCCTATCCAGGAGGGTTACGGCTTCGCTGCTGGTGTTAACTCAGCTTCAACTGTTGCAGAGCGTAACGGTGGAAACAGTGCATTCGCGCTGAAGCCACAGTCATCGTTCTCATTCGTTGGTGAGCAAGCACCTGTTCGCACATTGGCACACTGGGAAGCTGCACACCGCAACGTCCTTGCCGATGAGCCACAGCTGCGTTCAATCATCGACAACGAGTTGATGTACGGCCTTCGTTTGTTGGAAGACAACCAAATTCTCAACGGTGATGGTATCGGCGAGAACCTCTTGGGCGTTATGAACACACCAAACATCCAGTCATATGCCTGGTCAAATGGTGCAACACTTCCAGTGGTAGATACCAAGGCTGACGCAATCCGTCGTGCTGCAACACTTTCGTTCTTGGCTTACTACGAGCCATCGGGCGTCGTATTGCACCCGAACGATTGGGAAGACATCGAGTTGACCAAGGACTCACAAGGCCAGTACCTCATCGCAGTTTCGGTTGCAATGGGTGGCGAGCCACGAGTTTGGAGAATGCCAGTTATCGACACTCCAGCAATGGCAGAAGGAACCGGCCTCGTCGGTGCTTTCGGTACTGCTGCACAGCTGTACGACCGCGAGCAGGCTTCAATCCGAATTTCGGAACAGCACTCAGACTTCTTCGTACGCAACGCAATCGTGATTCTTGCAGAACAGAGACTTGCTCTCGCTGTTAAGCGTCCAGAAGCGTTCGTTTCGATTGACTTCGACGGAGCTCCAGAAGCGTAATTCAAACCAAGTAAAAGCAAACCTCACGTTTCCAGTAATGGGGGCGTGAGGTTTTTGCTTTATATAGGATGATTTCATGAAAGAAAATGAAGCATTTAGATACATAGGAATTTTCCCAGACTTTCAGAATCTATTAAATAAGGTTTTATCCTTCAATGACCTAGATTGGAGTGAATATAAAGGTAGAAAAAACACAGGGGGAATAGCCAGTTATCACACCGAGACAATCCCGTTGAAGTATTCCCCAAAGTCCAATGAGTACAGTCCAGAAAAGCACCAACATTACGAACAATTCAGTTCGGACATAATGAGAATATGCAAAATCGTCGGAGAATCCATTGGTCAAGTTTCAGAAACGTCCTCGATGTTGACAAGGATGAACCCTGGAGGGATTATTAAGCCACATAAAGACCAGGGGATAGTCACTAGAAACACCCACAGAATACACGTACCTATTGTTACGAATAGCTCCTGCACATTCACGGTTGGTGGCATTTCTAAGAATTTAAAACCAGGGGAGATTTGGGTGATAGACAACACCAACAGGGTTCACAAAGTTGACAACAATGGCTCCACTCACAGGATTCACATGATTGTTGACGCTAGCTAGTGTTATTATTTGTTGTCGCCTAAACCAAGAGAAATATGGGAGAATTGTGTAATGAACGAACTAAACGATGACCAACTTTTCGAAGAGCTACTTAACCTCAAGGTTGAAGTGGTGTCTGATATTGACGACGCAGAATCAATGCCTATCTACGATGAGTACTTCTCGTCAAAAGTGTTTGATTTACATTCAGATGAGTTTGATTACATTGAAGACACTGAAACAAAGGCATCAGATAGCCCATGCTGGGATGGTTACAAGCAAATAGGAATGAAGAGGGGCAAGTCAGGAAAGATGGTCCCAAACTGTGTTCCGATGGCCGAGAAATCAGCAAAACAAAAACTAAAAGACCCAAAGGGCGGTTTAACATCAGCCGGCAGAGCTTTCTTTAAAAGAACCGAAGGTTCAGACCTCAAGCCTGGAGTAAAGGGTGCTGCGGACACACCAGAGAAGATGCGTCGCAAAGGTTCATTCCTTACAAGATTTTTTACAAATCCATCAGGCCCGATGGTTGATGAAAAAGGTAGAGCAACACGCTTGGCTCTATCTGCTACTGCATGGGGCGAAAGAGTTCCAAAGAACGCCGAAGACGCAGCCAAGCTTGCAGAAAAAGGTAGAAAACTTCTCGAGCGTTATGGAAAAACTAAGAAGAAAGACGACCTTGAATCAGTAGAAGAAAAACAATTACCAGGCCAGACCATTGGTCAGCAGGGTGGTGGCGCAATAGGGGCACAAGGTTCAACAGCACCTAATGGCAGTGATGCTACAGACCATGACGGCGATGGGATGATTTTTGATGGCACCCCACAAGAGCAAAGAAAGCGATACGAACGCTCAAAGAATGACGATTACGAGAAGAAAAGAAGAAAGTACGTAAAGGAACAACTTAGAAGGCAAGGAATAAAAGGAAATAGAAGATTGCAGGATAGAAGCGAAGAAGAAAGAAACGCTCGCGCAAGAGCTAGGGCAGCCTTCGACAAGGTTTCAAGAGATGAGGGCGGGAGTCCAATCATACCGAAAGACAAGAAGCCCGCAGATAGATACTCACCATCTGTCCCGAAGCCAGAGCCGCGTTCGGTGCGTCCAGAAGATGGCGTACAAAACAGAACAAAGCCAAGCCCTAAGAGTCCTGCGACGACGCGCCCTGGCGCCGACCGTTCCGAGCCACGCACCAGTCCTTCAACAACACGTCCTGGCGCTGACCGTTCCGAGCCAAAACCATCGGATAGAAAACCAGCCGATAGATACCCAAACCCAGAACGTCCAGCAGGCCCAGGTGATGGTGTTCAAAGCAGGCCAAAGCCTTCAACGCGCCCAGTCCGCCCAGAAGATGGCGTGCAAAACAGACCGAAGCCATCAACATCGCGTCCCAACGCTGGCCGTCCAACCATAGACCGCCCACGAAGACCAATCAATCGGAGAACAACTGGCGAGAATCGCAACATAAGAGACTTCTGATGGAACGATTCTGGTATGGGGCTACGGTCCTCAATGTTGTGGATGGTGACACCGTAGACCTGATGGTCGACCTAGGGTTCAGCGTGCATCACAAGATTCGTGTTCGCTTATATGGAGTCAACACCCCTGAATCAAGAACGAAAGACCTTGCGGAAAAAGAACTTGGTTTGAAGGCCAAGTCATTCACCAAGGATTGGCTGACTAATCACAAGTGGGTTTTTGTAAATACAATTCCAGACAAAAACGACAAGTATGGGCGTGTTCTTGCAAGAATATATAGCTCGGACAAAATAGACGACCCAACAACAGCGTGTTTGAATAAGGATATCATTGGTTCTGGTTATGCTCGTGAATACTTCGGCGTTGGCGACAAAACGTGGGCGGAATTCAAAAATTGAGAGTATGGATTGACCAAGATTTATGCACTGGGGATGGCTTGTGCGCGGAGATAGCCCCAGATGTTTTTCATATGATGCCAGACGGCCTTGCATATGTGCGCGAAGGAGACAAGATTTATGCGGCCGCTGCGGGGAACCCAGAAGGCGCAGCTGGTTTGGCATCCTTCTCGGACGACAGGCTTGATGACGTTATTGAGTCAGCAGAAGAGTGCCCTGGTGAGTGCATCTTTATTGAGCCATAGAAGTGGAGCTCTCACTAGAGGCAAAAGCATGGCTTAACTGCGACCCAAAGCATCTTTGGATATTCGACAAACTAATTGTTTCCAGACTTTCCGGACACATATGTGGTCCACGCGGAACCCCGGTTCCAAAACCGGGTGAATACTTCGTGAAGCCTGTTACGAACATAGAGGGAATGGGTGAAAAAGCAAGAAAAATATACATAGAAGAAAAAACAACAGAGCTTCTACATCCAGGAGAATTCTGGTGCGAAGTATTTGAGGGTGAGCACTTAAGCGTCGACTACAGGGGATACAAGCCAATCCTTAAAACAGTCGGAACAAAGCATCTAGAGCGCCCATATCAAAGGTTTACCAAATGGGAAAAAACAGATAAGTGGCACCCATTACCACAGTTCATAGGGCTCATCCCACTTCATTACAGAACAATCAACTGCGAGTTTATTGGCGGAAAACTAATCGAAATACACCTGCGGGAAAATCCAGACTTCGCTTACGGCAATGATTCAATGATTCCTGTATGGAAAGATGAGCCAGACCCAAAACCGGATGGCTATCAGTTTATTAGCGACGAAGGAACCGAGTTGGAACGTATAGGTATATACGTTAGATAGTCTACAAACCTAGTTTTTGCTTCTCGAAATCCTGCCACTCGCGGAACGAGCCACCAGCGTAGCTATCGTACGACTCTACGGTCTTCATTAGGTATGCGTGCAGGGACAATACTGCTGTTATTGTTAGGATTAAGATGATGTAGAACATAACGTACATTATGGTGTGTAATCTTGTTATAAGATGAACCTATAAACAGTATCTCTAAAATAGATGGGACCAATCATGAATCTGAATAAGCCAACAGTTGGAAAAAATAACCCATTGATGGCCGCTGTAGCTATTGCGCTATTTGTTGTGGCTGCTTCAGTCCCACTGCTAAAGAGAATGTGGGACAAGATGACTTTTATTAATCCAGAGATGTTTGAGTAGGTTCGCCCTTGGTTGTGTGTCGCTCGTAGAGGTTCTTGACTGCAGCGTCTGGCGTGCTTCCAACTCCAATCATTTCTGATTGTTCAGACATCCAAAAATCGACAGCATCACAATCATCGCCAAAGAGGTATTCTGAAATCCCTATTTCGTCGAAACTTTTGAAGTTTCCAATCGCGAACCATTCTCCACCTTCATATATTCCGCTGTACCTAGATTGGAAGACAGCAATTTGATAAAGATGATTCTCTGAACGTGGCATCACATCAAAATCCATCACTATTTAAACTCGGTGATAATCATGTGCCCATCAACATGCTCTGCCGGTGGCATTTCACGAACCACAAGCATTCTCTGGACCCATCTATCGGTTCCGTCATATCGCGGTTGGAATGGCTTTCTTCCGTGAACGGTGCAATCATTGTTTATTACCAATAAGTCACCTGTCTTTAGGACTACCTCGTTGGTGGAAGAATCAACCGCCTCGCGCATCTCCAGTAGCGCCCGTTCGGCTTGCAATCGAGACTCCTCGGTTCCATCTCCAACGGCTTTCATAAACCACGAATCGTAAGTTATTTTCCAGCCGGAATTTGTATCCTGGCTTATTCTTTCAAGTATCGACGTGCGGACATCAATATCTGGCTGCCCATCCGACCTAAAACTTTGGTCAATTTGTGTTGTGAACCATTCTTTTTGAAGTATGGAAACTGCTTCTTGGCTCAACTTTGGAACTATATCAAAATCATTGGCGTATGTTGTCGCTACGGCTTCATCGCCGCGCAAACAGAGCAGCAGGACATAAGAGGGCCGGTATGGATGGAAGGATGACTCTGTGTGCATCTCTAGCTCAACTTTGGAAGATGTTGAAATCTGCTGAGACTCTGTTTTGTGAACAGGTACCAAGTTGTGAATTAATCGACCATCTTGCTCCTGAAGGTAGGAGACTGGGTGGCCGAGCATCGAGCCGTACTCAATAAGTGACTTGATACTGTCCGGGGTGACTGATTCGTCGACTATCGAGACAGCAGGGGTTGGCGGTATTTTGCCAATCCTTTGGTTCCTGTAAATAGTTATTCCCATGGGGAATGAATTCTACATCACTTGGAGCCCTCTCTCGGGATTGAACCGAGGACCACCTCATTACAAGTGAGGTGCTCTACCACTGAGCTAAAAGGGCTAGACACGCAGTCTGGGAGTCGAACCCAGAGACCGTCCGTTGGATTCCACGGGTGCTCTACCGCTGATGCTTCTGCGTGCATAAAACACTAGCATAATTTTGCACAGTCGGAAAACCTGATGTTTAAAAATAGTCCGTAATGTAAACTTGTTCGAGAATAATTGTCGACAAGGAGTCAACATGTCCGGAATCATCCCACCATCAATCGTTAACTACGATTGGACCGTAAAGGTCAACGACCCATCTTTCCTGAATGTGTCATTTCCATTCAGAGTCAAGATTGTGTCGATGTGGTTCACCACACAACAGGTTTATACAGAAACGGCTGGTTTCTGGCAGGGCGATGGAACCACTCTAGACGTTGAGACAACTGACAGAGTTTTGGCTCTTGCGGCTTTTAAGACAAAGAACTCTAAGACTCAACACAGCATTTACGACAACCCAACTGAATTAGTGTACCCATTTGAGAACATTGACTACAACCAGAGCGTAAACGAAGAACTTAAGCCAACAATGTGGCTTGGCAACCCAGACGCTGCTGCTGGACGAGTTGGTGCATGGGCGACTGATGGTGGTTTTTTTGGAAACAACTTGAATCTCCGCAGCACCGCTGTATCGCCTATTGAGAAATCACGCGTACTCAACTCAAGTTGGAGCGAAGAAGAGTGGAATGAACGGACATACCTCGCAGATGCTGCAGTTATGAACACAGACGAATTCATCCAGATGTTCGTCTACAACGCGGGGGGCGACTGGGACGACTACGAGAATGACGCAAAGGTCACCATCTCAATTGCTTACACTGGTATGTCTGGTGAAGATGCACAATCTGCTTCAGCAAAGACATGGCTTGAGTGGTGGAACGACTAATATAGCCGGATGGCTTTTAAGCAACTCTGGTTCTGGAAACCAAAACAATTAACAGACAGATGGGCGGAAGTTCATGCTTTCTCTACGGAGGAGTTTGAGCGTCCGTCCATTGTCGTTTCTGAAGACAAACCAACCGATTCGGACGTAATCTGGTTCGGTTCCGTTGATGAAGACAAAAATCTTTTCATAAACTGGAGAGATAAAGATGTGATAGGGATTACCCCACCACTTTGGTATGTGGTAAAAGATGCACCACGACCACACCCAAATGGACCGGACATTCCAATGATGTTTATTTATGCTTTGTATGGTGACGACTTTCCATCTGGCACGATAGTCATGGAAGCAGATTTAATCAAGAACAAATTTGTTGGGCGCTCTGAGCGAGTTGGATTCCTTCAGTGGTTTAAGCAAGACTCAAAAATACAGCAAATTTTTGTAGAAGAAAAATGGCGTCGACAGAGAGTCACGCTTGCCCTATTCGGTGTTGCTGATTTAGTTATCGTCTCCGGCAATTACGGCCCGTACTTAAACGGCGGAGAAGTGACGACCAACGATGGCGAAACATTAAGGAATGCATGGGCTGGCTCAAAAAGAGTCACAGAACGTAAAGGAAGCGTTGGAGGAATGGGAGGGATTTGAACCCCCGGTCCGCGCAAACGGACTCCTGTTTTCAAGACAGGTGCAATAAGCCTCTCTGCCACCATTCCGAGAATGCATCATAGCAATAGTAAGTCTTATTACCAGGACTTACAATTGCGATAAATCTAAATGACGCCTAAGGGCAATTCATCCCATTCTCAACCCAGGCTTTATGCGTAACAGGCATTTTTTCTGCAAAAATAGCCTCTACGGACCTCGCGTACCCCCTGATATCAAGTTGCGCTGTTTTGGACAACCGCAACGAAAGAAAATTCATCAAAGAGCGAGCGTTTACCGTCCAATAGAACTGTGTGTACATACCAACCGGGAGAACAGTTCTTGATAGTTCTTTTGCAACGCCAATATCTATAAGTTTTCTATATGACTCGTACGCGCTGCTATTTGCTTGATTGATTATTTCTATCGCCTGGTCGGCAACGTCTTCACCGACCGGAAGGAACTCGTATGACCCCGGTTTGCCAACCTGCGACCTAACATCGTTTTGGTATGGGACAAAAAAGTCTTCCTGTACCTCGCTGTATCTTGCTGAAAATTCATTGAACGAGCCAATCCTATGACGGAACCACTCCCTAGCAACAAAAACTGGACACTTAACATGAAAACGGAATGCATTGTGCTCAAAAGGAGTCCCATGCTTCTCACGCATAAGAAAATTGATTAATCCTATTGCGGATTCATCCATCTCTTGTTGCGACCTAGCAAATGAGACTCTCGCCGAATTGACTACAGAAATATCGTCAGCCATACATGAGTCGAGACGAACAAAACCAAAACTTTGTGCTTCCATAGCCCCTTCTCCGTGTTGTTTATTCACTGACGCTTTCTGCTTCAATCCAAACCCTGGCACCACACTTGTCAGGTTCTTGAGATTGAACTATTTTTGCTGCATCGCATCCACAACTTGGACAAAGTATAGTCAAGCCTCGACTATGTTTTGACCCCTTGTAGGTTCTATCTATGATTGCGTCAAGACCCTTTTTGATTTTTTGTTGATGGACGTGAATTATGTGTTTCATAGTATCCCATGGAGGAATCGAACCTCCATCGATTGCTTAGAAGGCAATTGCTTTATCCATTAAGCTAATGAGACTAGATTTACTTATTTTTACGATAATACTCTCTTTGATACTCGCGCTGCTTCTTAAGGTGCGCTTCCCTTTTTTCTGGATTGTGTCGTTTTTCGAGAGCTTTATTACGTACACACTCTCTACAAATGCGGTCAGTCTTGCCATTTTTCTTTGTTCTCTCATAGACGCCAACAGCACTAAATTCATGACCTCGCCTACAGTGTGTTCTTTCCCTGTTCGTCCAGCCATGTCTATCACTTTCAAACATGTCTTTCATGTTGTCGGAGTTAGACCCAAGAATTAAGTGCTCTGGATTTACGCAAGGTGGGTTGTTACATTTATGACGAACAATCTGTCCATCTGGTATTTCGCCTTTATGAAAAAGATAGCTTGATACATGCGCCCCAATTGCGGGTTTTTTTGTGTAGTAGCAAAAAGAGCCGTAATTTTTGCTAGTCCTTCCACCTTTCCAAATCCAGCAATCTGGAAATTTATCGTTACCAGACTTATCAACCTTCTGAAAAAATCTTTCGATGAGCGGCATGTGCTTAGCCATTTTTCCTCTTTCTCTCTCTAGTCCGCATGCACTCCAGACACGTTCGGTATTTTCTTCCACTTTTCTTCACAAACCACTTTTCCCCGTAAACACTGAAGTCGTGACCCTTTCTGCAGTGATTTGGCTTTATTCCCCTTTGCTTTCGCTTGCGTTCATTGCCCTCTTGGCTCCACCTTTGATGGCACATCTTGCAATCACGTGTCTGAAAGCCAGTATGTTTGCTGATTTTCCAATATGTAGTTTTCTCATCGTATAGATGCCCATGTTTGCAGTGGGTTTTCCTGCTTTCCTTATGGTTTCCATGCAATACAGAATAACGCTGGTTGTGAGAACGAGTACCAATCTCTAGGTGGTCTGGGCGAACGCATGGTGGGTTATTGCAGGTATGACAGACTTCAAGCCCTTTTGGTACTCGCTTGCCATTTGCTTTTTGCCAGATGTATACATGAGCACCAAGTTTTTTATTCAGTCCATCTTGCTTGCATACAAAATGACCGTAATCTTTAACTGTGTGCGCAGTCCATTCCCAGCAGTCTGGTTTATCTGGATTGCGTCCAGATTTATCTACCTTCTCCCAAAAACGTTCTTCTTCTGGTATTGGTTTTCTTCCTGCCATGCATCTACTTTATCTTCTGCTTATCTTTTAATCCACTTTTCTACTGACTTTAAATTAATATTGTTTTTCTCTATCATTCCAATAGCAACATTGCATGGATGGCAGAGCAACCCTCTGACCTTGTCTGTCGTGTGGTTGTGGTCAACAAGAAGCCAGGGAGTATCTCTACGCCCTGATTCAGTGGCCCCACAAATTCCACATTTCCCATCCTGGGAGGCGAGAGTGGACAAATACATTTCTTCAGTCACTCCATATTTTAACTTTAAATTACTCTTCCTTGACCTTCCTAGATTTTTGTCTGCATACTCCTTGTACGTGCGTGATTCACATTGTTTACAACGTGACCTTCGCCCGTTTTTTCGTTCATTTCGAATGGAAAACGAATCTATTGGAAGGACATTGCTGCAGCCACGGCATGATTTTTCTGCTGGTTCCACATATGTGCGGCCAGTCCGTGGTCTCCCGGGCTTCTCGTTCCATCGCTGTTTTGAACATAGAACGCAATAAGAGACTTTCCCGTCCTTCGACTTATTATTTGTCCAGAATTCAGAAAATGGCAATAACTTATTGCACTGTCTGCAAACCTTATGTTCTTTCCCTGAATTTTCCATGGAGCAATAATACCATATTGCGCAAATGGCGCGTGCATGGGGCTATTTGATTGGGCAACTTCCTGTTGCGCAATTGTCGAGGTCCAAATCTCCCATAAAAGCAACGTCTTGCAACGGAGTTGAAAAATCAACCTTGGCGAGCATCTTGTTGTACTCCTCTTTAGTGATTTCCTCGTATGGAGGCAAGGAGAAGTTGTGGTCAACATGCAACAAGAATGAAACCGACTTAACGCTCTTGTCGTAGTTCTTTGAGAGCCACTCCTGAATTTCTCCGAGTTCCTCTTTTCTGTAATAGACAGTCACGGAAACAGCATTATCCGCCCATTCAGTCTGCATCTTCTTGACCCACTCAAGCTGCTCTACCGCAGTCATTGCTGAAGCAAGAATTGAGCCCTCTGGCGACATGCACGGGAAGTCCACTACATAACGCGTGTGGTCCTCTCTGCCGTCAATGCCTATGTCCCACTGGATTTTGTATCCACGCTTGCGACAAGCGTCCACAAGGGGGTCTGAGGAGCCAAAGCGGACCCGTCTTACGTAGAAAGGAGCAAATGCAGGGTGGATTCCAGGAGTCACGCCAGGAAGGAGCGAAAGCGTTCCAGAAGGCTGGACCGTGGTTAAGCGAACCGATTCCGGCCATCCACGCTCAGCGGAGTAATGCTTGTCAAATTCCTGCAAGTACTCATATGCAGGTGACAGCCAAGAAACCTGCTCTTCTGAACACTGGAGGATTCCAGTTACTGATTGTCCTAGTCGTGCGTTCTTGCTGACGATGTTCGTTGTCTTCTCGTACGGATAAGCCATGCGAGTTATTTGTTTTTGTGTCTTATAAAGCAAACGGGAGATTTCTTTAAATTGCTCAAGCGACTCAACGTTTGGCAAGAATATGGTTGCCAAGTTGCACGACTCTCCGTCGGCTAGTGCTATTTCCGCGCATGGGTTGAAGCCTTCAATTGAGTTATCGGCCTTAGCCTCACCGAGCCTTCCGAACTTGCGAGCAAGTCGACGATTCAACAAGCCGTAAGGCTCGCCTGTTCCGTCATAGCCCTTCCAGAGTTCAGTCATGATTTCGTCGTAGTGGTCGGCGTAGATGGAGTTGTTCGAGTTTGCTCTCCATGCAGGGATATTTCCAGATGCCCAATTTTTGGCACGAAGGAAAAGAACGTCATCCGGGTCGCCCATTGCAATCTGTGCTGAGCGGCGTGATGAGCCAGAGACAACAATACGACCGATGATATTGCAAATGTCGAGCACGTCAATCGAACGGAGTTTCTTGCCCTCGCGGTTCTGCATCACTTTCGCAATGTCGGCGATTCCGTCGATGAGTGCTCCAGGACCAGATGCGGTACCACCAAATGTTTTCAACGGCGCACCATACTCGCGAATAAGAACCGTTGAGTACGAAAAAGACTTTCCGGTATCAAAGTACGACTTCAATACTGCATGAAGAAGTCGCTTCCAACCCTGACGTGAGTCGGGGACAATAATGTCTGCATCGTTACTACGTTCGTGCGTAATCGTTACGCCTAGTTTCACCTTTGGCAAATCGTGAATCTTGGAGCGCTCTACAGAGAAACCAACACCACCACCGAGCATTAGGTATTCGAACAACAACTCGAAGTCTTCAATCTTTTCGATGTTGGTGAAGTAACAATTGTTTAATGAAGTTGCATTTAGCTTCTGAACAAGTGGTGTTCCGAGTTGCCAAAGAGAACGACCCGAAAAAGAGCAACGAAGGTTAAAACAATGGTCGAAAAGTGCCTCTGCCTCTTCCTTGGTGTACTCAACACCAACTTCCAACGCGCCGTTGATTACACGCTGAAGAGTTTCTGGCCAAGTTTCGTTGTTTCCGTTATCTTTTTTACGGCTGTAGGTGCGAAGAAAAACTATCTCCCCCATACCGTTAAAGCCCCAGGGAGCCTGTTTTAGGGAATACGAATCCACGAATGTTTGGTCAAGCGACGTCATGATTTTTCCTATTTTGATAGTGGTTTGAGTAGGTATCGATTTTAACTTAGCAGAGAATACTGAAAGGGTCTAAAGTCGTATTAACTTTTTATTCTTTTTGGCTTTTGGTTAGGCCGAGTCTTTCTGCTTCGAGATATGGTATCTGCTTGCCCTGTTTGTACAGCAATACTTTTGTTTTTAGGAAAGGTGTTATTTGTCTCTCCTCGTAAACATCTTCTTCAACCAAAAAAGTTTGAATAGCCTTAAGTGATTCGAATACTCCCAATCCAGCTATCTTTGTTTGAGATGCTTTATCCCCAGCACAATCCCCAGTCGGGTGCCCGCAGACAAGACATGGCTTTCTATCCGCCGGAAGTATGGTTACATTGTCGAATAGGCGTTGTTCTCTGCCGTATGAGTCATCGTATGTGTTGTCGTAAAATGGCATGTCCAATACATTATAGTTTAATAAAATTCTTGTATATGAAAACCATTTACATTAATCAGGGACCGCAGCTCCTCGTAAGCCTCATCAGGGAGGTCGGTGACAACCTTGTTTTTGAGGGCTCTGCGCATTGATTGCAGGTATTTAGAGTTCCTAAAGTTCTTCCCACCACCATTTGTATATATAAGTGTTTCAAACCAATTCACCGTACGTCCAAGCTCGTATGTGTACGGAACGGCAATTATCGTGGTTACAAACCCACCATCAGATACAGCCTTTTCATCCAATGTTACGTTGGTTACGGTTATACACTCTTTCACCGGCAAGGAAGAGTCAAGGAATGCAGCCGAAAGGGATAACCCCGCTGTTTCCGTCATATCCGCAGAACAGTAACCCTCTGCAACCATGGTTATTGAGGTTACCCCCCAGTAACGCCTTATTACGTTGCAAAGCTCCGCACAGCGCCCTAAGCGCTGCTCTGGGTCTATTTTCATCATGTCTTGCCTTATCTGGCAAACAATGACGAGATTGTCATCCTTCCATCCAAAGAAGTTTATTGAAAGGTCTTCACCAATCCCGAATTCTTTCACACTGGTGGATTTGGCTAGCTGGGCGGCGGTTAAAGCAAGGGCAATTTTACTATAATCATTGTCGTAAGAACCTTCCACCCACACAGACTAGGTCCTACCCGAACCCCGTAGGGGATGATGGTTCCCCCGCGAAGCAAAATGATTTGATAGTCTCTTCGGCATGGCAACAGCAAAGAAAAAAACAACCACAAAGAAGGCCCCTGCAAAAAAGGCAGCAGCAAAAAAAGCTGCACCAAAGAAGGCCGCACCAAAAAGCACTTTCGTGAAAGCGGAAGAGTTTGTTGAGGCAGTCGCAGCAAAGCAGGTCGCAGAACATGCAGACAAAATTGAACAACTAATCGACAGCATCCCAGCACAAGTGTCACTTGACGCTCGCGGTCTGAAGAAGTGGTTGCGAAAGTTTTTCAAAGGTATCTCGAAGTAACTCCTTCGTCCACCATAATGGTGGGTTGTGACAACCGAACATCGCAAAGCACCACGACAAGACGTCGTGAATATAAGCCGCGAAGGTGCTTGGGGGAAAGTCGAGTATAGACACCTTCTTGCGTGTGGACATACAGAGGTTCGTGCGCGCGCTGCTTCGACCCCAAAATTAGCTTGTGCATGGTGTCTGCGCGCAGTAGAAAAAGACGGGGAAATGAAAGCATTGACAGCGGGAGCACTCCCTGTCCATGTTGATATAAATGAAAAAATTGCTGAAGAAGAAATCGACATAAGCAGAATGAAAGCGGCAATAGCTTCAAGATTCAAAATTCCGCTTGAGGCAATAGATATTGTCGCTTCAGACATATCTGGAAATCTTGTAGTAAAACACGCTCTGGTATTTCTTTCTTCATCGGATATCGCTAGGCTTTCGAAACCTAACCCGACATAAGGAGAGAAAGCTTTGCCGAATTACGATGCGCCACCAGCAGACGGAAGTTGCAAGGGTCAAGATGTTTCGAAGTGGTTTCCACTAATAGAAAAGGGATTACCGCGAGAGCAATGGGAAAAATACAAACAAGACATGAAGGATGCAATCGAACTTTGCAACTCATGTCCCTCTGAAGAGCATTGTCTGGAATACTCTCTTCGCCATGAGCCTCTCGGAATTTGGGGCGGCAAGACAGAATCTCAAAGAGCATTAATCAGAAGCGAAAGAGACATACTCCTTTCGCGTGAGGCAAGAATATTCCTGCCAGGAATAGGTCGTAGAAACGCTAATGGGTTTGCCTACAAAGGAAATTTTAGACTCAGGGATGCAGCGATGAAGAAATATTCCGAGGAGACTCAGTGACAACCCCTGGGCCGATAGTACAAAATTTTCTAGATAGGCTTGATGGTGTTCGCCAAAGCGGCGGAAACTTCATGGCTCGTTGTCCTTGCAGAAACGACGATAGCAATCCTTCACTTTCAGTAAGCGAAGGCACCGATGGACGGGTTTTGGTGCATTGTCATAGAGGCAATGGATGCGATGCCTCCGAGATATGTGCATCTGTTGGTTTGGCTATTTCCGACATAATGCCCCAAAATGGAACAAGCACAATTTATGAAAAGCCATTAGTAAAAAAAGAAAAAAATACTTCCATCAATCAAGATGTTAAAAAGTTAATTACTAAAGAGCGACTTACTTTTGTTTGTTCCTACGACTACATGGATGAATCCGGAGAGCTACTTTTCCAAAAAGTAAGATACACAAATCAGGACGGAGTAAAAACATTCAGACAGCGTAAGCCATTGGAAAACGGAGAGTGGTCATACTCTCTTTCTGATGTCCCAAAAATTCTCTATAATCTTCCATCTGTTCTTGCTGCCAGAGATTCTGGGAAGCCAATTTGGGTTGTTGAGGGTGAAAAAGATGTTGACACACTCACTGCTCTTGGTTATGTAGCGACGACGATGCCGGGTGGAGCTGGTCATTGGCTTGACATCCACACAGAAGCACTAGCGGGCGCGACAGTCGACATTATTGCTGATAATGACACACCAGGAATGGAACACGCATCTAGATTGTTGAAGACGCTAACCGATGCTGGATGCGACGCGCAGGCGTGGGTTTGTCCTAACAACAAAGACATTACTGACCACCTTTCTTCCGGTGGCACGTTTGATGAACTCAATGAATTCACCTATCACGGAGCATCCGAGCAAGAACAATCTGAAAATATTGAAAAAGAATTTGAAGAAGATAACACTCCAGTAGAGGAAAAGAAAGAATCGGTATTTGATTCTGCGTTGATAAAAATCCAAGACCTGTTCGGGCGAGAAGACCTCAGTGCGGGCCAAATGGTTTCAAAGATGTCAATGATTCTTTCAGCGACCACAACGACAAACCAACTAACCGACCCTGGTCGTCTCGTACAGTGGAATGACTTTATATCTGAGCAAGTTGACGATTCTTACGACTGGGTTATTCCTGGTCTACTGGAACGTGGAGAGCGAGTAATCGTTGTTGCTGCCGAAGGCGTCGGTAAAACCATGCTTGCGAGGCAGGTTGCACTGTGTGCAGCAGCAGGAGTTCATCCATTCACATATGGTCAGATGAAGCCTGTGCGAACATTGACTGTTGACTTGGAAAACCCAGAGAGAATCATACGAAGAGCATCATCCGCAATAGTTATTCAGGCAATGAAACAGGGACATGTTGCACGAATATATGGCGAGGTTTTAACAAAGCCATCTGGAATGGATTTACTCAAACCAGAAGACAGATTAATTCTTGAAGAAGCAATAGAAAGAGTTAGACCAGAAATCCTGGTAATGGGCCCACTTTACAAATCATTCGTCGACCCTGGTGGTAGAACCTCCGAGGCAATCGCTGTTGAAGTGGCAAAATATCTAGACACAATCAGGACCGTGTATGGCTGTGCTCTGTGGCTTGAACATCACGCCCCATTGGGTACCACCATCACGACAAGGGAATTGAGACCATTCGGTTCTGCAGTATGGTCAAGATGGCCCGAATTCGGTATTTCTCTTCAACCAGACCCAACGGCAAATGAGCCTTACGTGTACGACGTCAGACACTTCAGAGGAGCCAGAGACCAGCGTCAATGGCCCCTCAAAATCAAGCGTGGTAAAAGATTTCCGTTTGAAGTCATTGAGTACATGAAGACTGACCAATAATTAACTAAGATGGATACATGAGCGAAGACAAAGGTAACAAAATCGTAACTCGCGAGTTTCTTGGCGAGCGGGATATGCGTATATTCAAACTTCGCCAAGCTGGCACATCGTCTTCAGAAATAGCTCGTAGATTCGGGATGACAACAAGCGCTGTTTCTAAATCAGTATCTCGTCAGCTTGAGAAGATGAATAGGGAAACGCTAATGGCGTATCCGGAGGTTCTTCGACTAGAACTCGAACGACTTGATAACCTCCAACAAGCGATTTGGCCTATGACCCAACACAGAAGAATCGTGACTGATGACGGCACCGAAATAGCGGTTGAGCCAGACCTAAAAGCAATTCAGCAGGTTCTTTCAATAATGGACAGAAGAACGAAACTGCTCGGCATGGACCAGACCAATATAAACGTGCAAATGGACGTTGGCAACAAAACCACAGAGACGATAAAAGCAACTCTCGCTGGGTCAGAGCAACTAAAACAGATTGGGAATACGTTTGACCCAGAGGCAGAAGCCAGACAGCTTTTGCAATTGATGGGTATTTCCGGGGTTTTGCCAGAAAGCTCAGTCAGAGAAATGCTTGGTGAGTCTGACATAGTAGATGCTGAGGTAGTATCCACTCAAGAAGAAACAGAACAAGAGGACACAGATGAGTGATAGCAACCTGGAGACAGCAATGAAGGCTGTTGCTGACACGACCGACCTTACCGTGCGCCCCATAGAAAAGGATGACGAAGGCCCAACCAACACATCCGTCCTCATTAGAACCACCGACGAAGTTAGGGAGCGCTGGAGACAGGCTTCCGTAGTTGAAGGAAAGACGATGTCGGCGTGGATACGAGACATACTCAATGCAAAGGCAAAGTCATTGCTTGAATGCGAACATCCTTCGGTTAGGCGCTATCCGTGGTCTGTCACCTGCCTAAAGTGCGGTCAGAGACTGCAATAAACACCTAGCGCCACGAACGGTCGTATCTAACGTACTATTGTGACGGAGATAATGACGTGGCAAAAAGAGTAAACAAATCTACAGACCAATCGCAGGATTGGGTCGAGCATTCGGTTGGTGGGTTCCTTGCTGGTTTTGATGACTCCGAATTTGGTGAAAAGTCCGCAAAATCTTCGTACACAAAACCAGAATTAAGAGAAAGAATAAAAAATCGCATTCTTGCCGGCTCCGATGGTGGCAAACCCGGTCAATGGTCGGCAAGAAAAGCCCAATTACTTGCCGTTCAGTATAGAAAAGCTGGCGGTGGCTACAAGGGCGGCATAAGTAAAACCCAACGCTCCCTTAAAAACTGGACGAAAGAAAAATGGCAGACCAGCGATGGCAAACCAGCAAATCGCCCAGGTGGGATGAGAAGGTATTTGCCGGCAAAAGCATGGCGCAACCTATCCGCAAATCAAAGAAGAGCGACAAACCGGAAAAAAATCGAAGGCGCCAAGAGGGGCAGACAATTCGTTCCAAACACAGCGAGAGCCGCAAGAGCTGGAAGGTCAGCGAGAAAGTCTAATTAGTTATGCCACGGTTCAATGAGGAAGACGAAGAGCTTATTTCGCTCATAAAAGAGTATGAAAAGTACGTTCGTTCAACGCCGGGCGACGTTGAGGACTTTGATGAGTGGTTAGAATTGCAGTACGGAAAATCAAAGTCAAAAGTTATGAAGCCGTCGAAAAAAGGTAGGGGACAATTTATGGGTGGGCAAATTGACTGAACCAGAAGAGC